GCGATATAACACCTACCGTGTGAAGATTAAATATAACAAGATAGAACACAACCTCGGTACTTACGAGACAGTAGAGGACGCCATAAAAGCACGGCAGATGGCAGAGGATCAGATCAGAGAAACAGGTGCGTTATCAATTGCATCTAATGAGGTTAAGAAAAGCCTACCTAAAGGCATTCATCTTATGGCACATGGCTTCTACAGGGTGCGTTTAAGGCACAAAAATGTTCAGTATCATCTAGGTACAAGCCAATCACTTGAAGGGGCTATAGCACTACGAGTTGAAGCAGAACGGCAGCTTAAAGAAACGGGGAGAGTTAAATGAGTGAATGGCATGGTGGTAAAGGCAGCGCACAGCGCCCAACAAACAAGAGACGATTTGATGAAAATTTTGAAAAGATATTTAACAAAAAAGCCCCCGAAGCGGGGATCGAACTGGATGAAGGGGTTCATACTCCCGAAAGCGATGGACGAGGGACAGAAGGCAAACTTCGAGAGGTTCTTGAAGGTGCAGGATTACCTCAACAAGCAGGCGAAGAGCAAGCGGTAGAAGCCTAGGGGGAAGCAATGAGTGATGCAGAATGGTTTTTAGTAGGGTATTTAGGCGCGCAAATGGCATTGGTAATTTATGTTTTCTTCTTGAAAAAGTAGAAGCTCAGCGGGATGAATTGCTAATGTTTGCTGAACAAGCCTATGCGATATTCAACGATTATGAAATTTATCATACAAACAAAGGCGACGAAACAAAAGCCGCAAGAAATCGCTGTTATAAAGAAATGGCGTTAAGAGTAATTGCTAAAGCCAAGGGGGAAATATGAGTAAGCACACAAAAGGGCCTTGGACGTATGAACCTTCCGATTCAAATCTTGCCGGAGCAATTACCGCAAAGACAGGATGGATTTGTGATTTCGACACCGACCCATCACCAGAAAACGCCTGTCTGATAGCCGCCGCGCCTGAGTTGCTGGAGGCGCTGGAAAGAATACACAAACACGCCAAAGGATTCTTTTTATTAAATCATACCGGTATTGAATTTAATCAGTGGTTTGAACAAGCTCAAAAAGCAATTGCTAAAGCCAAGGGGGAAGCATGAGTCAGCACACAAAAGGGCCTTGGCAAGTTTTGCCTGATGTAAACCGCAATAGAGATTCGGCTCGTATATTTGCGGGTTCAAAATTTATCGGAATAATTGGTAATTCAGACGACACGCACGAACAAACATATTCAAACGCCTACCTAATCGCCGCAGCGCCTGAGTTGCTGGAGGCGCTGGAGCGATTTGTAGGCGGTGATCGAACAGGTGTTGAAAACATTGATTATTTATTTGCGGTGCAAGCAATCGCCAAAGCCAAGGGGGAAGCATGACTTATCAAAAATGCGAATGTAAACAAAATGGCTATTTAGAAACGGCGTGTAATGCACTTCAGCAAGCAGTTGAACTGCACCCGACGAAGCGGAGCAAAGGTTTATATGCTCAATCAAGAGTTAGGCTTAGTGACAATCAAAGCCTTGGAACTGTATTGCTCCTGAAATCCGGTGATTTTATAGACAACGGAATTGGGCTCAACTACTGCCCGTTTTGTGGAAATAAAGTTAGAGATTTAAAGAACGAGGTCGTAAAACGCGACTACGAGGTTATGAAGGCGCTTTATGAAACGGATTTAGAAAACAGAGATAAAGCTATTTCTGAGTTGCTTGAGTTTGTCGAAGAAGTCCGTAGGACGGGTGACACAAGGTTAGCAAATATGGCTATAGCAGTTATTGCAAAAACCAAGGGGGAAGAATGAGTAAAGTGTTAGACGAAACAATTGAAAACTTAGAATTTATCAAAGAGGCGATCACTCATTACGAATTGGCGCTAAAGTCAGCATTTCCAACTGGTGCTTCAGGTCATGTTTTTCATCACTGGAATGAAGCACGTAAGTTTTTAGGATGGGTGGGTTCAAAACCAATGTCAATTGCCAAAGATGAGGGAAAAGTGATGGATAAAGAACTAGCATTAGACTTAATGCAATTGCTATCGGCATTAGAGAGCGCATTTCTTGTACATCAGCAACAGTTTCCAGGTTATTTATTTGAAAACATTTCAGATAGCTTGGATAAACTGCGGGTAATCGTTTTGGAAAAGAAGGGGAAAACAAATGATTAAACTATGTTGGCATAAGTGGAGTATTTGGAGCGATCCAATACAAACCTATAGAGGAAATTTGCAACAGTGGAGGTGTTGTACAAAATGTAATAAGTCAGATTTTAGGAATTTACGATGGCATAGTCAGTCAACATTACCTAATGTTATAGGGGCGCTTTCCAAAAGCAAAGAGAAAACTAATGATTAGAAACAAACACAGATTAAAAGGTTACGGCCTGTACCACATCTTGATGAAAAGCAGATTTAAAAGAGGGTATCAATTTGAAGCAATGATAAGTGCAAGAGAGGCGAACATAAACTGGCTAAAAAGGCTACATATGAACAACAAACATACAGTGGGGAGTGAAACGTGATGAAAATAACCAAGCTACCTCCATCAACAACGTTTACAGTTGATCAAGCTTTAGATGATGTTAAGCAAATGCAATTAACCGACGTATTGATTTTAGGATATGACGAAGATGATGCACTAATTGTCAGATCATCTCGAATGACGAGAGCAGAAGCTTTATTTTTAATCGAGCTAGGTAAAATACATACAATGGGTAGCAAATCATGAATAGATATACAACAAAACATTTCTGGCGAATGGAAGATTCAGAAGAGGGTGAATGGGTCATCTATGATCCGAGCAGTATCACCATTAATGATCAGTACTCAGACTATGAGAAATCAAGAGATGGTTGGCAGAAACACGTTAAACACATCGGGGATTTATACATATTAGAAATGAAAAGAAACATAAAATTAGAAAAAGAAAACGAACATTACACCGATAGGATGCTAGCTTTATTTTATGTTCTCATGGCCACCTATGGGGTTATAGTTGGTAAGTTAATTGTGTGGAGTTTGGGGTTATGAAAGTCATATTAGAAAGTTACACTGACCCTATGCTTATAGGAAAATTTTCAGGTATTTGCTACGGGAGAGAAGGTAATGATGATAAACGATTGGCTCATATTATTAGTGTTGGTCATCTTAGTGTGCTTAGATTCGGTCATGTTGTATTCAAGGTTGAGGGGATTAGCCGCGTATGCTTGGCGCAAATCACCCGTAGCAAACATCTCGATTACCTTGTTCGTAGTAGTCGCTATTGTGATGAAGGCAATGCAGAGTTTATAAGACCTGAAGGCTTTGATAAGTTGGACGCTCAAGCGCAAGCGGCTATTGAAAACCATGTGCAGTATTCAAAGAATCTATACAAGGCATTACGCGAAGCGGGTATGTCAAAGCAAGATGCGAGATTCTATTTGCCTCAAGCCCAAGCTACTGAGTTGTATGTGGCTGGCAATTACCAAGCATGGCTTGATTTCATCAAGCTACGTAACACTAAACACGCCCAGAAAGAAGTCCGTGATGTAGCGGCTGAAATCGAACGGCAACTGCAAGCAATTGCGCCTATTATTTTTTGTGATCCCGATGCCTCTGTCATATGAAGCAAGATTAATTTTGAGAAGGCACAGGAAAGGGGCTGTGTATGAGAAGTCCTGTGGGTATTGCGGACAGCAGTTCATGACACCCTATCCTTCTAAGCTGTATCACACTGCGTGTGCAAGGTTATTAAATACAGAACGTGCTAGAGAGTCTAACAGACGCCGCATGACTCAGATTCCTACGTAGGAGGAAGTTAACTTGGTTACTTACATTAATCGCCCTGGACCAAGAGCGAGTCTTAGTTTTTGTGAAGGGGCCACTCGAAAAGAAGAGTGCTCTTGGTCAGGAGGTATAGCTAATTCAGCGTCACTTATCGGGGCTATGTATAGCCTAACTTGTTCCGCTGCTAATGAAGTCGCTGTGTCTTGCTCTAGGGCAGGTTTGAGTAGTCGCCGGATATGGTCTCGATCAGAGAAGGAGTAATATGGCTAAAACACCAGAAGGTTTAGTCAAAGAAAAGATAACAAAGCTTTTGAAAGAATATGAGGTTTATTACTTCATGCCCATAGGCGGAATGTACTCAAAAATTGGGGTGCCTGACGTTATAGGATGCTTAAATGGGAGATTTATCGCAGTAGAAGCAAAAGCAGGTAAGGGTAAAACAACAGCGCTCCAAGACAGGGAGCTGAAACGTATTAAAGATGCCGGTGGAGTATCACTGGTAATTAATGAAACGAATTTAGATGAGCTTAGACAGGCTCTTGAGGAGATTAAACATGCGATTCCTATTTGAGGGTATTGAGTTGGACGTTGATTTTTACTATTCACCTGCCGAAGTAGAGACGTGGACAGACCCAGGCTGGCCAGAAGAATGCTATGTGGAAGCAGTGCGGGTTAACGGTGTAGATATAACCCCGCTTATTAGCGATGAGGTTGCTGATAGGATG